AAGGAACTTGGCTGGGGACGTGGCTACCGTTGTTCACGTGGGGAAGGCGACAAGGCTGTCAAGATTTATAATGACAAAGACAATGCTGGCTCCAGAGGAGGGCGGTGGTTGCACGTTGAACTGTCGGGTGCAATGGCTGATGACCCGCAGGCGCTTGTCAAGGCTTGGAAAGCCTGCAACGCTAAAAAGTAATGGCTGCTCGTAGACGTGGTGGGATGAGCGATGCCGCTCGGCAACGCATTGGTCAAACGTCAGAAGGACAATATTCGGGCACGCTCCCCATGGAACGGGAGCGTGCTCGTAAGTCCGCTGGAGAAGCCCCAGAGTTCCCTACGACGTCTCTTAAGGACATCAGCCCGTGGATATACCCAGGAAGAAATCATCCGTCTGATGAAAGCACCCGAGTAAAAGCATTTAAATTTGTTGCTAACACTTCTGCCGAAGATGTAGAAGATGTGGACGACAACCCCTACGCTCGGGCCATGTTTGGTGGCACCCGTTACGGCACTGTTTTTGTTCGGTTTATAAAGTATGGGACGCCGTGGAGGTACTCCAACGTTCCCCAAACTGTTTATGAGCAGTTCTATGCCAGCCCTTCTAAGGGGAAATTCATCAACAGCACACTTAATAAATACCCGTACGGTAGGGTCTCAAGTGACGAATACTCCTTCTACTTTGACGACATGTAAATGATCATTTTTGGATTATTATTTGTAACCCTCGGTGTGGGGGCGTGGTTGGTGTTTAAAGATTCACTCAACCTTGTGCAAGGATTTGGGCCCATCTACTGGATTACTCGTGATGGAGCGCCCTCCAACACCCCACGGGTTTCTACGGCCTTTATGCACGAACTGGGGGCTCCATGGCGGGTCGGTAAAGGCATTCAATTTCGTCTTCTTAAAACAATGACTTTTCAAATTGGTTTCTGTAAAAAGACCAAACCACAAGATGAGGAGGCAGGGGTGTTGCAAGCGGTAGGAGGCCGTATGATGCACGAGGTCACCCCAGAAGACATTGGAGAATGGTAATGGCGTTGTTTAAAAAAAAGCCTGAAGCGCCCACTAAAAGACCGTCCCGCATCGCCAAACTTGCCGATCACGAGATCATTTCTTTGATTGACACCAACATCATGCAGTTAGGCGCTTCTTTTGATGCCTACCGCTTCAAAGACAGCCCTGACTACTTCGTCAGTGATCACATTGACAATGTACAAATGCTGTGGCTAGAGTTACGGTCCCGCAACCACAAGGAGCACAAATGAGCAAGCAAATTGCTATTCTTTTGAATGACCTCGCCAACGAAGTCTACGGATACCCCAAACAAGTCGCAACCGTCGATGCAGACGACCGTTTGTTGGTTGAGGTCGACAACCGTTATGTGGAAGAAATGCTCCAGACAGCGATTGCGTCAATTCGTGACCACAAGCCCCCCTACGCAGTATCTTCCAGTCAACTATCATTTGACTTCTAGTCTTTAGCAGCACGTCCCCTTTCCGTGCTACCTCCTCGCTAAAGACTGCAAGGGCCCCCTCCATACGGGGGCCCTTGTTTTTTGTATGATGTAAGTGTGCTCAAAGAAGATGAACTAACAGACGAAGACCTCATACCTGAAGAACAGTTTGAGGAGTTGGACGACACGTCCGCTGAGTTTCTCGACCAGTTGGTGAAACGTGCTGTCATCTTTACGGAAGAGTTTACCAATACCAAACTGTTCCCCTATCAGATCCCCATTGCGTACCGAATAATTGAATCTATCATTCTTGGAGATGGCGATGAAATGACTGTCATCGCTACCCGTCAGTCGGGAAAATCTGAAGTGATCTCCAATGTTTGCGCCTCCATGATGGTGCTTTTGCCCAAGTTGTCCAAGATTTATCCGACATGGTTGGCTAAGTTTGAGAAGGGCTTCTGGGTCGGGGTGTTCGCCCCAGTTGAAGATCAGGCAGACACGGTGTTTGGGCGTATAGTCAGTAAGTTGACGAGCGATCATGCAATGGACTTTTTGCTCGACCCCGAGATTGACGACAAGGCGACGTCAGGGGGCTCCCGTGGCAAGGGACGCATCATTACCTTGAAGAACTCTGGGTCACTCTGCCGCATGCAGACCTGTAACCCCAAAGCCAAGATTGAATCAAAGACCTATCATTTTGTGCTCGTAGATGAGGCTCAGGAAGCCGACGAGTTTATGATCACCAAATCAATTAAGCCGATGCTCGCCTTCAACAACGGAAGCATCTGCCTGACAGGTACCGCCAATCGTCAGAAGTCCTATTTCTACAAGATGATTCAATACAACAAGCGTCGAGAGGTGAATGGGGGCCGTCGTATCCGCCCCTGCCACTTTGAGTACGACTGGCGTACCGCTGCCAAGTACAACAATAACTACTCCAAGTTCATTGCCAAAGAGAAACTGCGTATTGGCGAAGACTCTGACGAATTCCAAATGTCTTACTGCAACAGGTTCATGCTGGAGCGGGGCATGTTTGTCACTGAAGAGCGCCTTGCCCGTCTCTTTGACCCATCAATGCCTTTGATCAAGAGTTGGTGGCGTACCCCTGTTGTGGCAGGTATTGACGTCGCCCGCTCCACCGACTCAACGGTCGTTACTGTAGTTTGGGTTGACTGGGACCACCCAGACCCGTTTGGGTTCTATGAGCACCGCATCCTTAACTGGCTGGAGATCAACAACGAGGAATGGGAATCCCAGTATTTCCAAATCATTGATTTCCTGCGTAACTACGATTGTCTCCGTATCGGAGTGGACTCCCAGGGCGTTGGCGGGGCTGTGGCAGAACGTCTTCAGTTGCTGTTGCCAAACATCGAGGTGCTGGCAGTTTCGTCAGACTCTAAAGCCCAGCATGAGCGTTGGGTGCACCTAACTGAGTTAATTCAGAGAGATCAGTTAATTATTCCTGCGCACTCTAAAGCCAAGCGTGTCCGTATGTGGAAACGTTTTAACCAGCAAATGGCGGATTTAGAGAAGGTGTACAAAGGTCCATACATGTTGGCAGCGGCTCCTGAGGAAAGGGGGGCATTCGACGACTACCCCGACAGCCTCGCCATCGCTTGCGCCATGACCATCTACGACACTATGCCCACCATTATTACAGGCGACAACCCCTTCTTCACCCGCTAAAAGTGGTAATCTATTACTCAAGTACCAACTCCCCAATGGAGGAAATATAGTGACCGTTGCACCCGTTCCCATGTTCCCTGAAAAGTCGCCCACGATGTATGAGCGTTCTTTGGCCCCGAGCATTCCAATGAACAAGGGCCCGCTTCGTTTTGAAGAGGGTGTCGCTACCGACACCGACGTCCCGAACGACTTTGCTCGTGGCGCATACTTCGATACTTCGTCGGCCCCTGGGCGCATGAACCATAACAACCCTGAGGCAGTTTTCAAGTATCCGATGGAAACTATGCGTGAGCGTGCTCACGTCGGTTCGGCGGCGTGGATTGAAGCCCCGACTGTCCTCTCGGACTTCGTTCAGGGTGCCATGGCAGGAGACAACATGCCAATGTTTGAGCGTGTCTTTAATCCTGGCACCCACGTCAACCGCATGAATCCCACAGTCGTCAGCGACTGATGGAGGCTACGGGCGCTCCTGCTGGAGAAGCCTCTGCGGGTGAAGTCAGTGAGGGGGGCGAGGACGCCCCCCTCACTACTACCCAATCAGGGATAGCAATTGCTCCCGTTTACGCTGGCTTTGCCCGCCGTCGTAAATGTTTCTACGATGGCTTTGACTATTGTAGAGGATGATTATCTATGGCTCGTAGAAAAATTCAAGTTGCTGCTGAAGGCATTAATTACAAAAAAGACACTCCCCCTCTTCAAGACATTATAAATAGCGTCTCTGAGTCTGATTATCGAGACGCAATTGCAAATATTGCGGATGTTCAAGCGCACTGGAATGCTTACAAAAGGGAACGTGGTGGGGGAGAGGGCCTCACCATGATTTCGGGAATTAGTCCTGGCAAAGACTGGAATATTAAGATTTCAAAAAATGCTGCGCACCCACATCCTGCGGTGCGAGCCGCTCATCAAATGGGCATGTCGTTGTCTCCAGGTGAGACTAGTGGAATGGTAGAAACCTGTGCGGGGTGCCGTACTGCACAATGCAGTGCAATTTGTAATGCATATTCTGGAAAGGGTGCGATTCCTGGTGGTGCTGTCCAAAGAGCCCAGCATATTAGGACAAGTTATTGGGTGGATCACTCTCAATATGCAGGCGCCCTAGCCGTTCACGAATCAAAACAAGGGGCAGCGATGGCCCGTTCCATCGGCATGATTCCTATTTTGCGAGCCAACATGTGGTCAGACATTAATATTGCTCGTACTAATTTGCGTGGTCCCTGGGTTGAAGATTTTGAGGAAAAAGCAGGACCGCATCGTGGTGAAGGACT